AGCGAAAAGAAAGGGGCATAACCTATGGCAAGTTTTTTCAATCTAATTCTTGATACGCTGGCACCGTCTGGGTTGACATTGAAGCTCAACGGCGGCGCGACGTATGCAACCAGCAACACCGTCACCGCAACAATCACGCTGACGGATGAAACCAAGACCGGATACCAGATGAAGCTCTGGGGCATCAAGGCGGCTGCAACGGAAGCGGACGCATCGTGGGAGACCTTCGCGGCCAGCAAGTCTATCGCCCTGACGGACGGCGATGGACTGAAAACCGTACATATCAAGGTGCGGGATGACGTCGGCAACGAAACGGCCGCAGTCACAGCTTCCATCACGGTCAACACTGCGGTTCCGGTGGTCACGATCACTGGCCCCGACAAGACCAGAATCTCCAAAGTCTCCGGCTTCGACACCTGCGCGTTCTCCTTCACCTGCGACGTGGACTTCGAGGAATACACGGTGCGTGTTGTGCCGAGCACCAGCAGTCTCCACGACGCCGGGACGCAGATCCCGACCACTGGCGGCTCCACAAACACTTCCGGCAGCAAGGGCGGCTACAAGAAGGCCACGGCGATCAATACCACCATCAAGGGCACTGACCTTGCGACGGCATCCTCCGGCGACGGTACGAAGATCATCAAGGTCTTTGTGAAAAACGCCGCCGGGACTTGGAGCGTGGCATAATGGCCGCGCCGGGACTGACGTTCACCATCACGGGGAATAAGATTTCGGCAGTCTCCGGTTTCGATTCCATCACCGTCAAGTTCTCATCGGACATCGCCTACACGGCCTTTGAATGCCGCGCGACGAAAACCGGCGAGGACTGGGGGCGAGGGAAAGGGGCGCTCATTGCGTCCTTTTCCCAGACCCCGGCGGGGACGGAGCGAACCTTTGAGGTCTACGACGATTTTCTCCTGAGCGGTGACGGAGAATATCGAATCTCCCTCTACGCACAGGGCGCGGACGGAAGTTGGAACGATAACTATGGTTTTGTGCCGTCCGGCACGACAAAGACCATGCTGACGGCAGACGGCAAGGAATTTCTCTGCATGAAGGAGTGATTTTATGGCAGACCAGTACAACAGTGCGCACACTGGCGCAGAGATCGATCAGGCGGTGTCTGACGTTCAGAACAACAAGGTCGCATGGGGCACGAAGGAGCTGCCCGCGGTCACTACTGCTGACAATGGAAAATTCCTGCGTGTTGTGTCCGGTGCATGGGCGGCTGTAGAGATTGCAAACGCAAACGGAGGTAGCTTCTGATGGAGTACCTAACAAACACAACTGACCTTACAAAGGTTGCATCAGCTATCCGGGAGAAGGGCGGCACATCTGACCCGCTGGTTTACCCATCCGGCTTTATCTCCGCCATTCAGGCCATTCAGACTGGTACAGAGCTGCAAATCATCGTGTCTGTGAAATCTGGTGCAACTGTTATCGCTACAAAAGGAAGTCTGTCTGTGAGCGGCACAGCCGTCAATGGAACGTGTACGCTGACCGTTCCGGAGGCCGGTACATGGAGCGTCAAGGCTACGCTGGGCGGGCAAACGTCCGATACGAAAAGCGTCACTTTTACGGATCGTTATACAACGTCCCTGACGTTCTTCAGCGCGACGATCACGGTAACGGTCGAATCCGGCGCATCTGTTGTGCTGAAGAAGAACGGCACGACCTTACAGACGAAAACCAGCACAGGGACGGTAGTATTTACCGTAACGGAAACCGGCGCATACACGATCGATGCAACAAAGAACGGGCAGACCGTGAGCGGCTCCGTCAATGTCGTGTCATCCACGACCTCCTATGCGCTGACGCTCTCTTTTGTTTCGGCTGTGCTGAATGATAACGACTGGGCGACCATCAAGACAGTATCTGACAAGGGTGAGGGCGCGAACTATTGGAGCGTTGGAGACAGAAAGGCGGTCACGCTGAACGGCACAGTCGGTGCGTTGACGCTCTCAAACTTCACGACGTATGCGTTCATCATCGGATTTAACCACAATCAAGGGCTAGAGGGCGCAAACCGCATCCATTTTCAGCTTGCAAAGACCGCGCTCTCCGGCGGTACGGACGTTGCCCTCTGCGACAGTTCCTATAGCTCGTACCTTACGACAACCGGCTATTTCTCCATGAACAGCGGCGCAGCAAACTCCGGCGGATGGGCGAGCTCGCAAATGCGTACAAACATTTGCGGGACGAGCCTCTCGAGCTATTCTGGTACGATTATCGCAGTCATTCCGGCAGCACTCCGCGCCGCCCTCAAGTCCGTTACAAAGTATACGGACAACACCGGCGTCGGAAGTACGGCGGCGAGCAACATCACGACTACAACGGATTACTTTTTCCTCTTATCAGAGTTCGAGGTTTTCGGTAGCATTTCGATAGCCAACCCGAATGAGTCGAGCAAACAAGCACAGTACGCCTATTATTCCGCTGGGAACAGTGCAATTAAGTACAAGCACGATGGAACGAGTACCGCCGCTAAGTGGTGGCTCCGTTCCCCGACTGCGAGCTACAGCTACCGTTTCACGGATGTGTTCCCAAGCGGTACAGTCGGTATGGGCAACGCGGACTTTTCGCTCGGCTTCGCACCCGGCTTTTGCGTATGAGGTACGGATATGGACTATATCACATACAAACGCTTCAAGGGAAAATCTATTTCCGGCGAAGTCAACATCCCGTTCGGTACGATTTTGCAGGAGCATGAAAAATTCCTCTATCTGAATGGCAAGCCGATATGCTGTGTGACGAGCGAAAATGGCTGGAACCATTTTCGACCACTGACCGACGAGGGAAAATACCGGCAGGATATGCTAGAAAAGCTATACCGATGGTACGGGAAGCACGGATGCGGTGAGGACTTTGTAGATGAGCTGTGGCCGGGACAGGAAAACGGATATTGGAAGAACCGGTTACGGACGGCCAGCACAGAGCGATTGGAGAAAATCTATCAAGAGAAATTTGGAGGGACGCCATGTATGCAGTAAAACAGGACGGCGCATTTGCCGGGTATGCGGACAGAATTGTACTCATCCGACTGCACAGCAACGGATGCTATGTACCGTGCGAGGAAGATCAGGCAGAAGGATTTTGCGCTAAGATGGCTGTGACGCTGATCGACGAGGACGGGAAGGAATATCAGGCACTTTCTGACACGGTGTTCCGGCTTGCGGGAAAGTTGCTGAAAGGCACAGAGCCGGAGGGCAGCTATGAGGAAATGGGCGCGGCATTGCCACTCACGGATGCAGAGACAGCGGCGAAAATTTTACTTGGGGAGACGGAATGATGACCTACACAGAAAGAGCCAGAGCGCTGCGGCCCTATATCGTCAAGGCTTCGGCCAGCCTGACGGATGCGGACGCCGTGAAGGCAAAGGAGCTGTATGACCGCTGGGCGGCAGGAATGGCCGTGGAGGTCAACGACCGGCTGGTCTATGCGGACAGGCTCTATCGCGTGACACAGGCCCACACGACACAGGAGGGCTGGGAGCCGGACAAAGTCCCGGCGCTGTTTACCATCATCGACGAGACCCACGCGGGCACACAGGACGACCCCATCCCTGCCGCGAAGGGCATGGAGTACACCTACGGACTTTACTACACAGACCCGGAGGACGGAAAGCTCTACCTCTGCGAGAGGACAGGGGAGCAGGCCGGCGGCAAGGTGACGCTGCAGTTTTTGCCCCATGAGCTGGTGGGGCTGTATTTTACCGAAGTATAAAGGAGAAAAGAGATGGATGAGGGGATTCAGGCAAAGATCGTGGAGATCGACCAGCGCTCCAAAAGCAACACGCACCGCATCAACGACCTAGAGGAGGATAACCGGGCGCTGCATCAGCTGGCGACATCGGTGGAGGTGCTGGCGACGAAGCAGGAGACGATTGAGGCCAATGTCAGCGAGATCAAGGATGATGTGAAGAGCCTCAAGGCCATTCCGGGCGGGAAATGGGAGGCGCTGGTCAAGGCGGCCCTCACGGCCATTGTGGGGGCGCTGGTCGGCTTTGCGCTGGCTCATGCGGGGATCGTGTGATGGAGACGTCGAAGAAGCTGCTGATTGGCAGCGCGTCGGCAAGCGCCGTTTGCATTATACTGAATGTGCTCGGCGTGCTGAGTGTGGAGGTCACGTTGGCAGTCATCGGATTTGCGACGGCGATTGGGATGTTTTACCTCTGGAAGGCAAAAAATGAAAATAGAAGTAAATACGCAATCAAGTACATTGAGAGCCTGCCGGAAACGTATACGGCAGAGGAAAAGGCACGTTTTTTGGAGATCGTGCTCAAGGACTGAAAGGAGTAAAAACGATATGAACGAACTGAACGCGTGCCCGTTATGCGGGCATTTTCCAGAACTGAAATATGTCGGAGACAATAAAGATCTCTTGGTGTACCAATGCGCACATTGTGGCTACATTGCCGCGAAAAACCATGAGGCAAAATACACAAAACGCGGTGCTATGAAAATTTGGAACAAAGCGACGAAAAAAGCATAATGAAGGGAGTACATAACATGGACAAAATTATGAAACGGCTTTCGAATCTGCTGAGCGTCAAGAGCCTTGTGACGCTGCTGCTTACGGTGGTGTTTACGGTGCTGGCGCTCCGGGGCGACATCACGGGCAAGGATTTTCTGACGATCTTCCTGATGGTCATCACGTTCTATTTCGGCACGCAGTCGCAGAAAGCGCAGGACGCGATGGACGCGAAGGGTGACGACAATGGCACTGAAAATTAACGATACCATCCGGGCAACGAGAGTGGGCGGCAAGCGTCCGCTCTCGGCCATCCGGGCCATCGTGTTCCACTACACTGCAAACACTGGCCAGCATGCAACGGCGCTCGGCAATGCCCGATACTTTGCCAACGGCAGCGAGGGACGCGCTGCTTCGGCACATTTCGTGGTAGATGAGGGCGATACCGTTTACCAGTGTGTGCCGCTGGACGTGGTGGCGTGGGCCGTGGGCGACGGCAGGAGCGGCAAATTCGGAAAGGTATACGGCAACTACAACACCGTTTCCATCGAGATGGTGAGCCACACGGACGCTTCTGGCAAGTATTACATTCCGGAAGCGACGATGCGCAACGCTGCGCGGCTCTATCAGATGTTGCTGAAGCGGCTGCCGGGCGTGCAGGCCGCAATCCGGCACTATGACATTTCGATGAAACTGTGTCCGCTGCCGCTGATTGACGAAAAGAAATGGGCGGACTTTAAGAAGCTCTTGGAGGAGGTGGACGAAGTGGTAACAAAGGCAAAGATGATCATTGACGGCAAGGAGATCGAGGTCGAACGGATCTTAAAGGACGGCACGAATTACATCAAAATTCGCGATATTGCAAAGGCGCTCGATCTGGATGTGTCGAATAAGGGGAATATCCCGATTCTGAATCACAAAGGAGGCTAAACGATGCGGCGCGGCTGGCCAGACTTGCCGCGCAGCGAGTGGGAGCGTTTGATCTCTGAATGGATTCTAAAAGATTCGTACCGAGACATCATGCGGCGATACCTCTGCGACGGATGGACGCAGGAACGGATCGCAGAGCATGAGGGACTTTCCCTCAACGGTACAAAAAACATCATCAAGCGGTGCACGGACGCACTTTCCGCGCACATGTAAACAGGCAGACACGGCATGCGCTGTGTCTGCCTCTTTTTTGTGCCTTTTTTGGCCTTTTTCTGGCCCGAACGTTGGCTGTTTTGTGACGGACTTTTCCATCATACTGAACGTAGGAACTGGCCAGTTCACTACATTTTTCGGAGGGAATTTTATGGAATACGCAAGCAACGGCAAGGGGAATCTCGGCGTTACGCTCGGCGCGATCGGCACGGGCCTCGGCGTGTTTGGCGGCGGGCTGAGCAATCTGTTCGGCGGCTGGGGCGCGAATCCGGCTGCAGCGGCGATGGCTGCAAGCAACAGCGACAACCATCTCGTAAGCCGCTATGAGGCGTCTCAGGCGGCACGAATCGCAGAGCTGGAAACGGAAGTAAAGCTCCGCGATGCGAACACGTACACGGATCAGAAGATGCTCGAAATGTACAAGTACACGGATGGGCGACTTCGCAGCATCGAAGAGCAGCTGTGCCAGCAGCGTGTCGTCAACGCGCAGACCGTGGCGAACCTGTCCTGTATGCAGAACGAGCTGGCTACGCTGTCGGGTCTGACCAAGACGGTGATCCCCATCAACAACGTCTGCCCGGAACCGATGCAGCGTTATAACAGCTGGACGGCTCCGACCACGACCACCACGACGACTTAAGCAAAAAGGGGCGGCTATTGCCGCCCCACCTTAAAATGGAGGTAAACCAATATGGTGACAATAGATCAGGCCATGCGCGGAATTTTGCGTTTTTTTGATACGGTAGCATCTCCACATATGGACGAGGTGCGGTCGTTCGTGGCAGGCGTTGGGCTGTCTTTGCTGGCAGACGGCAGCAAAGAGCAACTGCTTGTGCTGAAAGATAACCCTTGGATCAAAGCGATGCGGATTATGGATGAGCACGGAGATGTTGATATTGACAGACTCTATAATAAGGCAAGGCCACGGCTCGATGGGCGAAAACTCCCGATAAAGATTCCGTTTATCGGCAAGCTAACTTTTGCTGCGGACGACCTCGACAGTCTATACAAATACATTCAGGAGGCGTAAAATGAAGCATTATATCGAAGAACTGAAACGGCAGCTGCATGAGATCATGGAGCGTCCGGTGACGCTGGGGCGCGCGGAAGAAGTTATGGTGTACGCGGACGCCATCTGTGCGCTGCGCCGCATGGACGGGCACGACGAGGCCGAAGGCTTTACCGAGGAAGACGCAAAGGCATGGACGGCCAAGATGGAAAACGAAGACGGCACGACCGGCCCGCACTGGACGATGGGCCAGACGGACGCGGTTGCCAACGTCGCTGGCGTCCATGAGAAGTCCTGCGTCTGGTGGACGGCGATGAACATGATGTACTCGGACTATTACGGCGTAGCTGCCAAGTACGGCCTAGACCGGCCGGAGTTCTATGCCGATCTGGCCAAGGCATTTTTGGACGATAAGGACGCCGGAGGCCCTGAGCAGAAGATCGCAGCGTATTATCACGGGATTGCGAAAGTCTGAACACAATTAGAACACAGTTATCACAGTTGCCATTGATTTTCAACGGTTTTTTTAGAGTTCGAATCTCTCCTACTCCGCCAAAAGCGTCTCGGAAGTTTCCAAACTTCTGAGACGCTTTTTCTATATTTATGCTGATGAAGCGGATAAATTGTACACATATTTACGAAAATCAAAACAATCTGCAAAAAATCGAAGTTAGCAAATACTAGCAAAGAATAGCACGAAAATACACAGGTTTGAACACAGTTTGAACACAGTAAAAGATCACAGTTTCCCCTCCAGCTGTGTGCCTATGCTGTCCACCTTATCCTCGAAAATATCGGTGTAAATATCCATCGTTGTTGACAGCTGCGCGTGGCCGAGAAACTCCTGGATCATTTTTATGTCGAGTCCTGCATCGTAGAGGGCGGAGGCATATCCGTGGCGCACCTCATGCAGCGTGGCCGTAACACCTGTGCGCTTTTGATATTCTTCGTAGCGGTCCTGCACCTTCCAGTCCGGCAGCGGCTTCGCGCCGGCGTCATCGGAAAAAATGTAGCCGTGCTTCCGATCCGGCAGGACTGCGGCCAGCGCGTCCAAGAGCGGAAGATCCCGGATGCCTGCCTCCGTTTTGGGGTCTTTGGTATGCGGCGTGGTGCTGATGTCATAGACATTCCGCCGGACATAGATGCGCTTTTTCTTGCGGTCGATGTCCTCATAGCGCAGGCCGCGAACCTCTCCGCGCCGGAGGCCAGTGTAATAGACCACGAACGGAAACAGGCCGAATTTATCATTGACGCTGTCCTTGATGAGCTGGATCTGCGCACGGCTGGGAGCGTGGCGCTTTTTCTGCGGCAGATTTTTGGGGAGCAGCACAGCTTCTGCCGGGTTGTACTCGATGTAGCCCTCGCGCTGGGCCTTGTTGAGAATCTGGCGGATGATCTGCCGCTGCGTGGCAACGGTCTTTTTCGCGCGCGTCTTGGCAAACTGATTGACGTAGTTTTCCACGTCCTTCGCCTTGACTGATGCAACGTCCATCTCGCCAAACTCCGCAATAGCGCGGTTGTATGCGGGGGTATAATTTTTCAGGCTGTTCGGCGCGAGCGTCGGCTCGATCTCGTTCCACCACTTTTCCGCCACGGCCTTAAAGCTCACCGTCTTCCCAGCGAAAAGATCGTCCTTGTATGCCTTGACCTTGTTCCACACCTCGCGGTCAGTCTTGCCCCGGAATGCCTTGCGCTTGCCGTTGATCTTGATGATTGTCTCGTGCAGGCCATCCGGGCGCACATAGTATTTCGGGATCGCCACGTTCTCCCCTCCCTATATGGTAAATGGGTGCTGCATCAGCGCCGCGAGCTGATCGCGAATCCAACCGACGTTCGGATTCAGTACGTCATAGAGCAGGGCGATCAGCGCGAGGAAAACCATAACCAGCAGCACCGCCGTCACAAAGCGGTGCATTCTCATCGACTTTTTGCAGGTCGCAAGGTGCGCGTTCAGCCCATCCATGCCATCATGCAGCGCCCTGTTTTCGGCTTCCAGCGCATGGAGCTGTTCCAGCAGCGCCGCGTCAGGCTGCGGCGTCTCCGGCGTCAGGCCGATGCAGGCATCGACCGACACGCCGAGTTCTTTGCAGATCGCAAGCACGGTTTCGGCGGAAGCGTTCGGTGCTTCTCCGCGCAGGAACTGCGCAACCGTTGTGGTCGATTTTCCGATCTTTTCCGCTAAGTCCTGATTGGTCATCCGCGGGATTGTGTTCTCCTTCTTTTCTCGACAAATTTCGTACAATTCCTGCATCCAAAACCAGATTCCTTTCCCGAAAAGTGTAATTCTGTGTTCAAATAACAAGGCTTCTTTCTCGACAAGGCTGCCCAAAACGTGGTAGGCTAGTCCTGCAAGCAGCTCCCACACGCTTGCAGCGGCCAAAAAGCCCCGCCGTCGATGGGATGATCGACGACGGGGCAATCCCATCACAACTGTATAGTCCACTCGCCCACTGCCTTAACAACAAGGAGCACTGGCGATCCAGAAATCATGACCGTTCCATCATAAGACTCTGTTGTATTTACGAGCAAGTCATTATTGACACCGTATGTCCATACTGCGAAATGATGCTCACTGGAATTTCCAGTTATATGCGCGGTTGTTCCGTGACTCTTAATCAATAGAACAGCATCGCCATATCCGGAATAATTACTATCTGCACTAATACTGCCTGTGTCATAAATGGATCGCAGTTCGATTTTCCAACTGCCACTAGCCTTTACCTCGATCGTCGAAACATCGTAGCTTGGATCTATCGTAAATCCGCTATACGGATCAGTTGTATTAACCAAAAGTTCTCCATACTCGCCAGCCGAATTGTATGTAGTCACCGCAAAATGTTCTGAGCTGCTATTTCCAGTGATATAAAACGCAAATGGATAAGATGGCGTGTTGATTGACAGAACATCATCCCCATAGCCATCAAACGTTTGCGGAGCCGGGATATCGACCGGAATCCTCACTTCACCTTGAGACTGTCGAGCGTTTTGATCAGTTTCTGCTTGAATAGATGGCGCATTGAGCGGTATTTCCGAAACATTCGGTTTGGTATTTAGCTGCACTGCTCCAATTATACTGCCAACGATTGGAACCAACGCAAGAACGGCGATTACCAAAAACAGCGGTATTTGATAAAGCTTCCTGGCTGATACTGTCTTGCACCATTTTGCTGTTCGGACAACACCTATCAGCGGCAAAACGATCCCCAGCAAGTATATGCGAAATATCAGCATAACCAAGCCAACAACAATCAAGACTACGGACGAAGATACCTTTTTCGCACTGCTGCTGTCATTTGTGCTCATACATCAATCCTCCAATAAAGCTATTCTGGGAAACTGCTGATTTGTGCGATATAATATACATGACCGTTGGGCAAAGGAAAATGAAAAAGAAAGGAACGCTTTGGTATGACTGAACTGCTGAAAGAATTGATGTCGCTGACACCAGAAGGAATTAGCCGTCTTGCCGGGTATATCGCTGCCTTAAAAACGCGAGATAAGACCGAGCCTCAGCCTGAGCGTCGGGCGGAAGTTCCATAAACTCTTTCGCAACTTTATAGACCTCATCGGGTACTCCGGTGGGGTTTTCTTTTTTTATATCGCCATCTTCAATTAAATAATCAACGGTGACGTCGAAATAGTCGGCGATCATCTTCCAGATTTTCATTCCCGGATCATACTTCCCGGTTTCATATCCCGATATCGCCGCTTGCGACAGATTAAGTGCTTCAGCGAGTTCCTTTTGGTTAAGTCCCTTGCTCAGCCGCACTTGTTTAAGACGATTCACTGGCCTCACCTCGTTTATATTATATCAGCCAATTTTATTTTTCCTACGAAATATAAAGAAAATTTATAAAATTTGATTTTTGCTATTGACATATCAAGATACTTGATATATAATCCAGAATATCAACAACGCTTATATTTTACAAGAAACGGAGTGATTAAAATTAACGGCATCAAATGCAAACGAGTCGAAGCAGGTTTGTCTCAGAAACAACTCGCCGACATCATGGGTGTAACACAGGCGGCAATTGCCAATTGGGAAACCGGCGGCGTGTATCCTCGCGCCTCGCAGCTCCCGGCGCTGGCCGAGGCGCTGAACTGCACCATCGACGATCTTTACAACGGCGGGAAGGAGGCGGACGGATGACGGACGCAAGATTACGGCGCAAGGTCATGAGTCTAGAGCGGCAGGTCGCCGAACTGACGGAGCGGCTGAACGCGCAGCGCGGGCCTTGCAGGGTGAACATCTCCGCCAGTTCGGTTGACCTCGACGAAATCATTCAGGTTGTTGCTCGAAATAATCCGCGAGCCACTGATGATAGGCCGCCAGATACCCCAGCGCCATAACATTTGCGGCATGGAGTGTGTCCTCCGCAATCGAGGACGCAAACGCCGAAACGTTCTCAGGTGACATTTGGTCGATCTGATACAGATGCTTAATTGATGCAAGTTTTTTCAGGTCTGGTTCAGTTGCCCTGAGATACGCTTGAAATTCTGCAAAGTCTGGAAAAGTCATTGTTTTTCACCTCCTGCACCTAACGGTAACACGAGTGGTGGAAAACATCAAGAAGGAGAAGAACATGAACGAGCGAGAGAAAGAGGAACGTCAATACCATGTCGGCGTGGCGATCAAGCTGGTTTTGCTGGCGCTTGCGCTGCTTGGGTGGATCATTGAGCTGAAAAAGCTCGGTGCATTTTGAGAAAGGAGACAGCTATGCGAGAAACCGAAGGCTTCCGGCCACAGTTGGAGCTGCTGGTCGAAATGTTCCCGGCGCGAGCCGCGATCACCGTCAACGAGTGTCAGGCAGCGCTTGGGCTGGACCGGCGGACGCTTCTGGCTGACCGGGCATTTCCGGCCAAGAAGATCGGCGGGAAATACAGCGTGTCGCTGACCGAACTGGCCAGATGGATGACAAAAAAATAGCGGATCATTTGGTCACTGATATTATCCCACCAAAGGAGTGAGAAATCCATGCAGGAAGAATACATCAATATCTGCGCCGCGTGTCGGAAACGTGCACAATTGACGCAGGAGCATTGGGCGGAGGTGCTGCGCGTGTCGGTAGAGACGGTCAAGGCCTGGGAGGGCAACCGCCGCATCCCGGACAATTATCACGTTTGTCTGATGGTCACCGCCTGCGGCGACACTTGGTTCGCATACAAGCACCTGCTGCAGACGTCAGACAGCCTGAACGTGCTGCCGGATACAAAGCGTCAGCCGCTGCCGCTGGCCGTGATCCAGCTGGTCAACCGCATCATCGGCTTTGCCGACCGGAACCGCGACAAGGAGCTGCTGCGCATCGCCGAGGACGGCGTGATCGACACCGCCGAGCGGCCGGCCTACGACCAGATCGTGAACGAGCTGAACGATATCATCGCGGCGGCCTACACGCTGCGCTATGCGGAGGATTCGGAATGAAAAGGGCAGAAAAAAAGAGCCGCCCGGCTGCTGCGAACAACCGAGCGACTGCGTATCCCGTGAACGAGACACTTGAAAGCATCTTCAGTATATCATCAGAATGTTTGTTTTGCAAGGGGGTGAATCGATTTTGAGCGAAGATTTTCGCGCCTTCTGGTCGGTCATCCCGGCCACGGTGCTGGATGATATGTCCATCCCGGCCAATGCGAAGATTCTCTATGGGGTACTGTCGTCGCTGATGCGGCGCGAGGGCTACTGCTGGCCCAGCAATGCGCAGCTCGCCGAGGCGATGCACTGCTCCGAGGACGTGGTCAAACGATGGGTGTCGGCGCTGGCCGAGGCCGGACACATCCGCGTCCGCATCGAGCCGAACCGCAAGGTCGGCGGCAAGATCCGCTATATCTCGCCAGTGCTGGCAGAGCCGTCCATCACGCCCTCGCAGAATGGGTACGGGGACGAATGTCCCGGTACGTACGGGGATAAACTTCCCCGGGTAGGGGGACAAACTTCCCCGTCTATATATAAGGATGGATATAAAAAAGAGAATAAAAAGAAAAAGGAAAAAGAAAAGCCGCAATCGGCTGACGCCGTTGCGTCCGCGCTCCTGTATAAATGCGAGGTGAACGGTCAGCCGCTGGTGGATGCCATGCAGCGGTTTTTGCAGATGCGCGTTGAGATCAAAAAGCCGGTCAAGTCCATGCAGGCTGCTGCCATGCTTTGGAACAAGCTCGTCAAGCTGTCTGCCGGAGACCCGGCGTACATGGTGGCCATGCTGGATAAGGCGACTGAGCGGCAATGGCTGAGTCTGTTCCCGCTGAAGGATGACGAGCTGCCGCAGCGCAGACAGACCGTCTCCGCCGACAATGCCAGGCGCGTGGATCTCAGCGGCGTGGAGTTTGTGTGATGGCCGGCAAACAAGACGCGCTGATCAGCGCACAGACCTCCGTCCTCGGCTCGATGATCATCGATTCGCGCTGCGTCCCTGTCGTGATGGAGACGATCAAGGAGGACTATTTCACGGTCGGCCAGTATCGGACGATCTTCAATGCGATCCGTGCGCTGGCTGGCGAGGGACGTCCGATCGATGCCGTGACGGTGCTCGACCGGGCTGGAAAAGCCTACGCCGACCTGATCGGCCAGATCATCACGGTCACGCCGACCGCCGCCAATGTCCGCGAGTATTGCCGTATCCTGCGGAGCGAGGCCCGCTTGCAGCTGCTCAAGGACGCAGCCGGCGCAATGCTCGACGCGGAGGACGAAGACGAGATCCGCACGGCGCTGGATCAGGTCAACCGCATCATGGTCGACAAGCCTGGCATCCGAGCCATGAATATGGCGCAGGCCCTGGAAGATTTCTACCGGCGGCACGATCCATCCGTCAAGCCGGACTTCCTGCCATGGAAGTTTGCCAAACTCAACAAATACCTCCGGACGGAGCCGGGGGACCTCATCTACATCGGCGGCTATCCCTCGGACGGCAAGACCACGCTGGCTCTGCACACGGCCCGAGAGCAGGCAAAAACCAAAAAGGTCGGGTTCTTCAGCTATGAAACAAACTGCGGGAAGCTGGCAGATGCGATGGTCTGCGCTGCCGCGCAGATCGGCCTGCCAACCATCCAACTCAACAAACTCGGCGAAAACGAGTGGGACGAACTGGCCTACATTTCCACAGATTTCACGGGCCGTAATCTCGACATCATCGAGGCTGCCGGCATGACGGTCACGGACATCCGCCTCTACACGATGGCGCACCACTACGACGTGATCTACATCGACTATGTCCAGCTCATCCCGGCCAGCGGAAAAAGCCGATGGGAACAGGAGGATTTCCAACGAGTCAGCGCGAACAGCCGCGCGCTCAAGCTCTTCGGCCTCCAGTGCGGTGTGACGATCGTGGCCCTCAGCCAGATGACGAGGCCGCAGCGCAATAAGGACGGCATGATCCCGCCGCCGACAATGTCCAGCCTCCGCAGCACCGGACAGATTGAGCAGGATGCGGACGCCGTCCTGCTGATGTTCCGCGAGGATCAAAAGGCAAAGGATGCCGACCGCATCATCACCTTCGGCAAGATCAAGACCGGCGCGGCAGGCGGCTCTTTCAAGCTCCACTTTGACGGCGAAATGCAGACGTTCAGCGACAAGCCGAACGAGCGCAAGCAGCGCCGCGAGGAAGTGCAGCAGCAGACAAAAATGCAGGAATTCCGGGAACTCCCAAAAAGCGAACCGCTACCGGATGATTTCCCGTTTGAACGAAAGGAAGAAAACACATGAAAGCAATCGCAATTCTGAATCTGAAAGGCGGTGTCGGAAAGACCGTCACTGCCGTCAACATGGCCCACATCCTGGCCGCCGATCACAAACAGCGTGTGCTTCTGGTTGACTGCGACAGCCAGTGCAACGCGACGGAGTTCTTCGGTGTGCGGCCCGGCATGGGAACGGTCACGCTGGCCGACATTCTGCGCGGCGACTTCGAGCCGTACGTCTCGGAGCTGGTCACTGGCACGGATTATCCCGGCGTCGACGTGATCCCCGGCTCTGATGAGCTGATGGACATGGATATGTCCCAAATCACGAGTCAGCGCGTCAACGGCCGTGTCCTCGCGGATCTGTGCTGCACGATCGGTGAGGATGACGAGTACGACTACGTCCTGTTCGACTGCCCGCCGGCCTTTAATGCAGCGAGCGCCGCGGCGCTCCTGGCTGCGGATGAGGTCATCATCCCGATCAAGCTCGACGCCTTTTCCATCCGAGGGCTGGCCAATGTCAGCCGCCAGATCGACAATATGCAGCGCATCAATCCCAAGATCCGCGTTGCCGGGGCGCTCATCACCATGTGGCGCAACGTACCCGTCGTGCTGGAGGCCGAGGGCAGTCTCCGCGACTGCGGCCTGCTGCCGGTATTTCAGACGGTCATTCGCCGCACCGACAAGGTCGACGAGATGACCTTCGAGCGCAAGCCCATCGCCATCTATTCCCCGCGCAGCGCCGCCGGCTATGATTACCGTAGCTTTGTGCAGGAGTACTTGGAGCCGCCCGTCACAATGGACGATATGCTGAGAGGAGGCGTTGACCGTGCCGTTTGATGTGAGCCGTATTTTGCAGGACGCCGCACCTGCAACGAAAGATATGCCGCTGCCGGGAACAGGGCCGCGGACGGCAGAGACCATCGGCAGCGAGATCCGCTATCTGTCCCATCAGGCCAAGTGCATGACGGTCTGGTTCGGTGTGGAGATCGGCAAGCGCCTTGCCGAGGCGAAGGCCATGGTCGGACACGGCGGCTGGCTGGATTTCCTGAAAAATGAAACGGAGTTTTCAAAATCTTCCGCTGCGAGATTTATGCAGATTGCCAAGGAATATGGAAACAATTCAAATTTCCCAACGTTGGGAAATTTGAGCGTGTCGAACGCTTTACAGCTGCTCGCGGTGCCCGCCGAAGAGCGCGAAGAGTTCGCCGAGGCGGTCGATGCGGAGAATCTTTCCGCCCGCGAGCTGGAACAGGCTATCCGGGAGCGCGACGAGGCACGGAAGCAGCTGGAGGCCGAGCGTGCGGCCAGTGAGGGCACGGCGCTGAAGCTGGCCGACATCACCTCCGCCCTCGATGCAGAAAAAGAAAAGACGGCAGCGCTCAGGGAGCGCACCGACGCGCAGGCCGCGAAGATCACGGAACTGGAAAACCGGCCGGTCGAGGTCGCCGTGCAGGCGGCAGACCCGGCGGAGATCGAAAAGGCTGTTGCGGATGCGCTGGCCGATGCGGAGAAAAAGCACCAGGCCGACGTCGCTGCGCTGGAAAAGCGCCGCAGGGAGGCCGAGAAGAAGCAGGCGGAGCTTCAGGCCGAGGCTGCAAAGGCTATGGCTGATCTGAAAAACAGCACGGGCCGCGCAGACGAACTGACGCACCGCGTCGAGACGCTGCAGGCCGAGCTTGATGCCGCAAAGGCAAACGCCGAGAAGCTTCAGAAGGCAGGGGCGATCCAATCGGACGCGGACATTGCCGTCTTTCAGAGCTTCTTTCAGGCGGTGCAGGAAAACTTCAACCGCGCCTGCGGCCTGATGCAGAAGGTCAAGACTCGCGACGCGGAGAAGGCCGCGAAGCTGGCCCGGTTCAGCCGGGACGCGCTGGCCAAGATGTCGGCGCTGGTCGAAAAGGAGGCGTGACGGATGGATGTGTTTGATAAGATCCGCGCGCAGCAGCCGGAGCAGCGCACGCCGGTCTGGATGGTCGGCGAACAGCTGGCCGACATCATCCGGCACGACCCCGCAGCGCAGGAGATCGTCAGCCGCGACCTCGACGCGAAGGGCATGGGACTTGCGGACTGCGAAAAGAAGATCAAGGCCTTCGCCGACCAGCACAAGACCGGGAATTTCGCATGCGTCATTCCGGCTGAAGCGGAAAAGATCATCCGCGAGTTTTACGGCATCGCCGAGCTTGGCGCGGCGTCCTCCGAGGATGGCGTCGTGCTGAACCTCGAAGATTACTTCTGAGGAGGCGCGGCATGGATATTTTGGAGGATCTGGTGAGCCGGCTTCCCACGAAACCACGCGACGGGATGCTTCAGGCTGTGGTATCAGACTACATCGACAGCGACCTTGGCGGTGAGCTGCTGATCTACGCCCGCGAATCGTATTACCCGGATGAGGATGCTCCTCAATGGTGGTTCGACGAACCCGCGCGGGGCCGCTGGGGTGCAAGATGCACTTGCACGGCCTGTCGCGAGGACTTCTGGGCCGGATGGATCAAGGGCGGCGGCGTGGCGATGGTCGTCGGAGACGACGGCAGCGCGTGGCCGGGCATCCCGGATAAAGAAAGCGCGGATGTGGTCGGCTGGACAGACGAAAACGACGATCTTTACTGCCCGCGGTGCGGCACCTCCGTGCATCCGGTGCATCGGAAGAAACTGCGCAACTGCCGCACCTATCAGCTGATGGCCGGCAGCATCGAGCGCGTCGGCGATCTCGCGGTCGCCATGAGCTGGATCGTGTCCCGGCGCGTCGACGAGTTCGGCGTGTGGGACATGGGCGTCCAGCCATTCGGCGCGATGGTGCTGCTGCCCAATGGCCGCATGAAGCGGTACATGCACGAGACGGTCAACGCCTACGGCGGCATGAACAGCCTGCCGGACTGGCGGCCGGTCAATAGCCGGGATGACCCGTATCAGATCAAGTATTACAGTCACGAGGCTACAAACTCGCGTAAATTCGGCGTCGCGATGTGGAAAGACCTGCCGGAACTGGCCGGATCGACCGCCGAAAAAACGGGGCTGGCCGAATACATCCGTGCCGGCGGCGAGTGGCCGGTCGTGTATCTGGCACTCTGGCTGAAGCGCCCGGCGGTCGAGAATCTGATGAAATGCGGCATGGCCCGCATGATCGTCGGGCGGATCGACGACTGCGTCAACTGGGCCGCGAACTACGGGTTCCGCAAGACGACCGTGGAGGTCGGAGACCTTGCGGACTGGGCCTATAAGAAACCCCGAGATATGCTGCACTTTACGAAAGAAGAGGTCGCCGCCTGCGGCGGATGGCGCTGGACGGCAGACATCTCCGCGCTCTGGATGGAGGGCGTCAACTTCGGCCTCTGGGGCACCGGGTGTGCGGGCGAGTTTGACCGGCTGCTCAAGAAGTTCGGGACGGAGAACATCAGTCGCTATGTGGGCGAGGTCACGGACGGATATGATTTCGAACCGCTGCCGAAGTGGGAGGCATACCTCGAAAAGCAGCTCGAAAAGCACGGTCTTCCGCTCCGGAATGGTTTCGGCCTACTGATCGACTATCGCAAGGAGCTTGCCGAGCAGGTGGACGCTCCGGGGGCGGAGGAACTGTGGCCGCGCGACCTGCGCGCCGCGCATGACCGGATCTTCGCCGCGAAAATACAGCGGGAGGACAAAGACAGCATCGCGAACTTCCTCGCGGTCGCAAAGAAGTGGGCGGCGCTGGAATGGTCGGACGGAGAGATCTGCATCCGTCTTCCGCGCTGCAACGGCGATCTGGTGCGCGAGGGACACGTCCTGCATCACTGCGTCGGCGGCTACGGCAAGCAGCACCTGACCGGCAATCTGATTTTGTTTGTGCGCCATGCACGCCGGCCGGAACGGAGCTGGTTCACCCTCAACATCAGTGTCACAAAAGACAAGCCGACGCGAATTCAGCTCCACGGTTACGGCAACGAGTGGGCGCACGGCGAGCGCCTGAACATTCCGCAGCGGGTGCTTGATTTCGTGGACCGCTGGGAGGCGGAGATCCTGCTACCGGTTTTCCGGCAGGTCAGGGCGGCGGAGCTGGCCGCGAAACCGGCCAGACGGAAGCGGGGTGCGGCATGATGGCAAAAAAGAAACGGCGGGCACTCCCGCCGCCATCTCCTGGGACGGAATGTTATAACCTGTTGTGCCCGTATCGCCACAACAGCACGCAGGCGGTTTACAGTTGTACGATGGTACGCCTCTGCGCGGCACGGAAGCTGGAAAGGAGCAGAAAGCATGGAGATGAACCCTAAAGAACTGGTCAAGGTGCTATTGTATTGCGGGAATGGAGGAGACTGCGACTCATGCTGTCATCCGTATCATGGCGAACATGGCGAATTTGAGTGGCGCTGTCTGGGACCCCTGCTGCTGCGGGCTGCGACACAGATCGAGCGCGACCAGAAGGAGATTGAAGCGCTGAAAGCGAAGGTGGAACAGTATCTGGCGCTCATTCCGTCGTGGGTGATTCCGATGACACCAAAGGAGGACTGAGGATGGAACGACTGACCTTTGAGGGAAACTTCTGCGATATTGCGCGGTGCGGGTATCCAACGTGCCCATACAAGGATGGTTGCAGCCAGAAACAGGTATGGGAGAGGCTGAAACAGTATGAGGACAGCAAGCTATCCCCGGAGGATGCGGCAAATCTGCACGCAATTTTGAGACTGGGCGACGGCATGACGCTGATGCGCCTGCGGGAGCTGGCTGTGGCAGATCAGGAGGGGAACGTGATCGTCCTGCCATGCAAGGTGGGTCATCGGGTGTTTGCCCTGCTGGACACGGATAAGCATATAAGCGAGTGCGAGGTAACTCAGATCGGCCTTGGTAATGAGATCGGATTTGTTGGCCTTGAGCCAATAGGCGCCAGAGGGAGGGAGTATGGCGTATCGCTAAAAGGATTTGGCAAAACCGTATTCCTGACGCGCGAAGAAGCTGAAAAGGCGCTGGCGGAAATGGAGGAATGATGATGCATCGACTGACAACTGATAACCCAACTGACAACATTGAAGCCTCACTGAATCTATTTTACGTCCGCGACGGTGATGCCTTCATTCGAGGAGGCGGAGATGCCCCGGACTATGCAGATATTTCGGTGACTGATTTCATACGCAAGACCGCAAGGGCGCTTTGCCCGGATATGCTTTTGCCAGAATCGGCGGAAGAAATCAGTTTTGCAATGGCTGAGTATTTGTTTGATGGGTATGAAGAACCAAGTGGTTTGATCGCGCTGCTCTATACTGCTGCATGGTCGTATGCGGAGCTGCGCGAGCGGCTGAAAGCCTATGAGGACACAGGGTTAAGCCCTGAAAAGGTTTCTTGGATGAAAGAAGTCGTCGAAGCAGCTTTTGACAATGACACATCCAGAATTGAGCGAGCACACAACCTGCATGTGGCTGACAAAGAGGGGCGCGTGGTGGTGCTGCCGTGCAAGGTGGGGGATACAGTTTATTTCGTCAACGCCAAGCAGATTCTCGAATTTGCAGTGGTAGGGTACGCGGTGGATGAAACAGGTATCTCATGGGTTTACAGTGAGCACGTCGATAAAACAGGGCATACGAATGAGCGCACATTTAGCCCAGATAGAATCAGCAAGACCACATTTTTGACCCGCGAGGAGGCGGAAAAGGCGCTGGCGGAAATGGAGGGCAAATGATGGTAAAAAGAATCTGCGACCGATGCGGAGCCGAAATAAGCCCTACAAGTTCGGCAACGTATGTAAACGTAAGGGGCGCATATCGCGAAAACACGGGAGACGTCGAGCTTTGCTGTTCATGCGGGATGCGCATTCGTGAATGGCTAAAACCGATCGAGGAGGGCAAGAAGGATGGCTGACGAATATATCCTGAGAAGCATTGCAATTGCGAAGCTGACAGCACTGGAAGTTACTAACCCATTTGCCACGATTGCCGATGCAAAGCGGGTGCTTGCGGATATGGATGCTGCCGACGTTGTGAAGGTGGTGCATGGGAAGTGGCTGCTGGATAGGTGGCCGAGCTGGCCGCACCGCGAGTGCAGCCGGTGCAAGATAATGTTCCCAAGAACGAAGGAAGTCCCAGACCAGTATTGGCAGTATTGCCCCAACTGCATCGCGCAAATGGATGGAGGGAACGAAGGTGAATGAAAGCGCCGCTGACTGGGGCCTTGTTTTCGATACGCTGCTGCTGATAGCGTTTCTTCAGTCGGATGCGGAAACGCCGGAAGCTGCGGCGGAGAAATTCGCGAAGAAACTCCTTTATATTCCGGAGAATGTAGACCTTTTCGCGGAAACGCCGGAAGAACGGCGCGCACGGAGTGACAAGTGGTATGCTCAAGAATGGGAGAAAATTAAGCAAGAAATTGAGGAAATGAAAATATCGGAAGATACCACGCGACCGGAAAATCCAGCATTGGGATGATGCCGGGAATCTTGGGGGGCGTTTTAATGGATGGAGGAAATGAAAATGATCCTTGATATTTTGAATCTGCTGGCGCTGATCGAGTGGATCGCGCTGGGCGTTGTTGTTTGGTTTAAGGCGCGGAGCCTGTATCGCCGCTCGAAAGCGGTGCTGGACGCGCTGCAATCGGAAGAAACGGAGGTTTATGAAGATGACGCGGAAGAGATGCTGTAAATTGCTGATGGCCTGCGGAGCCACCAGGAACGAAGCAACCCAAGCTATGCGCTTTGCGCACAAAGTGTACAATTTCACAAACTACGAATGTCTCTGCCTCGCATTGAAGCCGCTGCTGTACTTGCAAATCCTTCGCAACCGACCTAGCGTTCCCGGCACAGTGCTTAAAGCATTTGGTATCAATCCGGATGAACTATAAATGATTTGGACTTTTGCCCGCGCGGGATGCCATTGCCGTGGCGGGGAGGATCAGCCGGATGATATAGCCAGCCCGGATCTCCGGGCTGGCACACAAAGAAAGGGATGATAACATCAGTCGAGTGATAGAGCTTCAGGCCGGGACGCGGTTCCGAGCCATTGAGCTGGCCGCGGCTCCGCAGCAAAAGCGGACACGGGCGTCGCGGCAATTTGAGACGAGCCTTGTACGGGAGGCCGTTAACATCAAGACCGCCTGCATGCGGTTGGAATTTCTGCTTTACGCGAACTTTGCACTGGATGATTGGTTCGTGACGTTGACCTATGACGAGGATTTTCTTCCACCGAACTATGAGACGGCCCGAAAGAATCAGCCGGCCTACTTCCGCAGGCTGCGGCAGGCGCGCCGGGCGGAGGATCTCCCGTTTGATTATGTGTACGTCATGGAGGGTCTGCACGGAGACCATCGCATCCATCACCACTTCGTGACCAAGCGCGCGCCGGGCAACGACATCGCCCTATTCCGTGAACTGTGGGGCAAGGGCTTTGTCGATGTGCAGACCATTGAGGAGTTCGGCGGCTATCGAGCCGTCGCGCAGTACATGACCAAGGAGCCGCGCAAGACCGGCAAACTCCGGGTTGGCGCTCGGATGTGGACGCCAAGTATCGGGCTGGTACAGCCGGCGCGGCACGACATCGAGCTTGCCCCGGGCGAGCACTACTCGCCGCCGCCGGGCGCTTCGGCCTTCGAAGGTGGAAAGTTTCCGGAACGTATCGAGAACTGTTACGGAACCTTTGTGACCTACGATTTCGAAATCCCGGCTTTGCAAACTTAATATCTATATTTTTGACTTGAAACAATATATAAATACTGGGAAGGAGCGACAAAAGGACTTGCAATCTGAGAAACGGCGTGATATACTGTTAGTGTCAGCAGACGGGAAGTTGATTTGCCCGTTGTGCGGGCGGCCGACGCAGCAGCGTGTGCGGCCGACGACCGTGCTGACAGACTTCCCGCTGTACTGCAAACTGTGCAAGCGAGAGTCGATCGTGAATATGAGCCAGAGCCAAAACCATCGAGTTAGTGCCAGCGCCAAATGATTTGACCGTGAAAACGGAGAATCGTTTGGCGCTTTTGTTTTGCACCCGAGGTGATAGCCGGATGGCATGAGCGCCATGATCTCCGTCGTGAGGTCATGGCGCTTTTTGTTTGTCCATGGATTACAAAAGCAAACGCTGGCTGCACTTGCGCGACGCGGTGCTCCGGCGTGACAAATACCGATGCCGAGAGGCCGCAAGGTTCGGCAGGAACGAGCTGGCGACCGTTGCCCATCACGTCTACCCGGTGGAAGATTTCCCCGGCTGGCAATGGTGCGGCTGGAATCTGATCGCTGTGAGTCAGGCAGCGCACAACAGCTTCCACGACCGTGTGACCGGCAAGCTGACCGATCGCGGCCTCGCGTGGCAGCGGCGAGTGATCCCCCCTCCCAACGCGCCGCCGCCGTTCTGACCAAAGCACCGGAGTGGGCCCCCTTTTCCGACGGCGGGAAAACGGGCGGAGGGGGTAAGCGAGGAATCCTGAGGCGCGCGGGTGCGCGCAAAAATTGAATCATGCGGCGCGGGCGCAAACGACGCGCCTGCGTGAATGCCGGAGGCTGCGCCGGGCATCTGCGATATTGGGCCATCGTAATGCCTTCATCTTCCAATCCTCCTAACTGGGCACGGTTCGCCGTGCCTGGCGGAGTCCCCGGCACACTGGAGGTGATCTGTTGGCCAGAGAGGACATGATCCGGAAGGACATGGAGCTGGTCGGAACCTACAACGAGATATTCGAGCCGACGATCAAGCATCTGGCCAAGACGGAACGCGAACTCTCCCGCGCAGAGAAGGAGTGGAAGAAACAGGGCGGGCAGCGGATCTGCACCATGGTCAACAAGACCGGTGCAGAGTACACCGCCAAGAGTCCGTACTGGGCGGCGGTCGAAGATCTGCGCGCGACGGTGCAGTCTCTCCGCAATCAGCTCGGCCTGACGCCGACCGGCCTGAACAAGGCCAGGTCGAAGCTCCAGCCGACCGCGACCGGGAACAGCAAGATTGAGCAGCTGCTCGCGGCGGCACACGACCACGCCGTAGAGCAGGGCGCGCAGTATCAGCGCGACGTCGACGCCTTTGTCGAGTCGGTGCTCTCCGGAGAGTCCGGGCTGTGCGAAGACGTTGTCCTATCCTGCAAACGGTATGTCGCGGATCTCGGCTCCGGCAAGTGGGATTTCCGAGCAGAGCCGGCCAACGATATCCTCGCGATCATCGAGACGATGTTCTGCCACCAGCAGGGTGAATTCCTCGATGCGACGCCGCTGCGCGGCACGCCATTTTTTCTGCTCCCGTACCACAAGTTTATTGTCTACAACCTGATGGGCTTTTATCTGCCGGATACAAAGATCCGGCGATTTAAAGAGGCTGTGGACTTCATCCCACGAAAAAACGTCAAGACGACCTTCGCGGCCTCGCTAGCCGGAGCCCTTGCTATGTACGAGCGAGCTTCTGGCTCTAAGGTCTATGAGGTCGGCGGTGCGCTGAAACAGGCGCTCGAAGGTTTTGACTTCCTCAAATACAACTTCAACCGCCTCGGCGTAACAGTCCGGGACGATCCAAACCAGGGGCTGCGTATCATCGACAACAACATGGAGCGGTCCATTTCCGGTGACATTGGTGACGGCATGATCTCGATCAACGCCCTTGCCGCGAACCCTGACAAACAGGACTCCTTTAACTGCAACATCGTCATCGCTGACGAGGCCCACACCTACAAAAGCCCGCAGCAATATCAGATTCTGAAGGACGCAACCAAGGCGTACACCAACAAATTGGTCATCATCATCTCATCCAACGGCCCCAATGCCCGCGGCTTTTTGCTCGGCCACTTGGACTATTGCCGGAAGATCCTGCGCGGGACCGTCACCGGCAACGCGGCAGACAGCATCTTCTGCTTCCTCTGCTCCGCGCCGACACTGGAAAACGGCGACGTTGACCTGCATGATCCGGCTGTGCTGAAAGCAGCCTCGCCGGGCTGGGGCTACTCCATCCGCCCGCAGGACATGATCAACGACGCGGCTATGGCCGCTGAAAACCCGGCGCTCCGGCCGGAGTTCCTCAATAAATCGCTAAACGTCACAACGAACGCGATCAAGGCATGGTTTGACATCCAAGAGTTCCGCAAGAGCGACGAGAAGTACGACTGGAACTATCGGCAACTCGCGAAGCTGCCTATCCGTTGGTATGGCGGCACAGACCTTTCGAAGCTGCACGACCTGACGGCCGGCTGCCTCTTCGGCCACTACAAAGGCGTAGACATTATTATTCCGCACGCATGGTTCCCGCGGCCGGCCGCCATCGTCAAGGCGCAGCAGGATCAAATCCCGCTGTTCGGCTGGCAGGAGGACGGCTGGCTGGACATGACAAACGACAAGGTCACAAATCACCACGATGTGGTGCAATGGTACAAAAAACTGCGCGCCGATGGGTTTAAGATCCGCCGCATCGGACACGACCGAAAATTCTGCCGCGAATACTTCGTCGAAATGCAGAAGGAACGCTTTCCCATCAAGGATCAGCCGCAGCTGTTCACACGGAAATCCGAGGGTTTCCGCTACCTGGAGGCCAGCGCCAAGAAAGGAACGCTCTACTACATGCACGCTGAACCCTATGAGTACTGCGTGCAGAATGTCGCCGGAATTGAGAAGGCTGACGACATGGTCATGTATCAAAAAATCGAGCCAAACCTCCGCATCGACCTTTTTGATGCCTCGGTGTTCGCGGTTTGCGCTTATCTCGAAGACCTGACCGCCAGCAATAAGGCGGCAGGCTGGTATGACAAGAAAGACAAGGACGGTGATGCAGATTGAGAGTGAAGCCGCAGCGCAGAGGGATGGACCCAGCGCTGCAAAAATGGATGATCGGCGCGATCGACGCTGATACGTTGGCCGTTCCCGGTTATACCCGGTTAATTGACAGTCCGGATGTGCTTGCCGCCATCGGCGGCCTCGCTGATATCATCTCGAACGCTACAATCCAGCTCATGCGGAACACCGATGACGGCGACGTCCGCGTTCGCAATCAGCTGGCGCGCTTCATGGACATTTCCCCGTGGCGGCACGGAACGCGCAAGGATTTGATCTCCTGGATCGTCTGGACGATGCTGACGACCTCGACCGGAAGTGCCTTCCTCCTGCCGCACACGGAGCGTGGTCTCCTGAGCGAGCTGGAGCCGATGCCAGGCGCGTATGCGCTGAGCGACGATAACGGCCTGACTTACTATGTCATGTGGCAGGGACGGCGCTATACGTCCGACAGCGTACTTCATTTCAAACGCTGGCCCGACCCGGCGCAGCCCTGGCAGGGAATCGGCCTGCGGATCAGTCTCCGGGATGTGACCGCGAATCTCCGGCAGGCGGCCGCCACGAAAAAGGGCTTTATGTCCGACAAGTGGAAGCCGAGCGTGATCGTCAAGGTGGATGCGCTGGCCGATGAATTTGCCGACGAAGCAGGCCGCAAACGGCTGGTCGATCAGTATATGTCCGGCAGCTCCGCAGGCGAGCCGTGGGTGATCCCGGCAGAGCTGATGGAGGTGCAGCAGGTCAAGCCCCTGAGTTTGACGGATCTCGCCATCAAGGACAGCGTAGAGCTGGACAAACGTGAGGTCGCGTCGCTGGTCGGTGTGACGCCGTATATGGTCGGCGTCGGCAGCTATTCCGATGCGGAGCACAACCACATGATCCGCACCACAGCAGTCACGATCTCCAACATCATCTGCCAGGAGCTGACGCGAAAACTGCTGATCTCCGAGGAGATGTATTTCCAGATGTCCACACGCCGGCTTTACAGCTACACGCTGCAGGAGCTGGCCAGCGTGGCCGACGATCAGTACATCCGCGGCCTGATGGACGGCAACGAGGCCCGCGATTGGCTCGGCCTCAGCCCGCGCAAGGGCCTGAACGAGCTGGTCATCCTCGAAAACTACATCCCTCGCGGTATGATCGGCAACCAGAAAAAACTAGAAGGAGGCGACGGCAATGCCGAATGAACGCCAGCAGCGGCAGGTGCGCTGCGTAGCCCAGCAGTTCCAGACGCGCTCGGCCAACGATGATTTGTTCATCGAAGGTTATTTCTCCGTCTTCAACAGCGAATACCCGCTTTGGGAAGGCGCGAGCGAAATCGTAAAGCCGGGCGCTTTTACCAATTCCGTCTCCGGAGATGTCCGGGCGCTCATCAACCATGATTCCAGTCTTGTGCTCGGCCGGACGAAGGCCGGAACGCTGACGCTGCGGCAGGATGAGCGGGGCCTCTGGGGCAGCATCAGAATCAATCGGGACGACGTCGACACCATGAACCTCTACGCCCGCGTCCAGCGGGGTGACGTTGATCAGTGCTCGTTTGGATTTGACATCAAGCGTGAAACCTTTGTGGATCTCGGCGGCGGGAAATGCCGCTGGGAAATTGAAGAGGTCGATCCTCTCTACGAGGTGTCTGTCTGTACGTTTCCGGCCTACACGGAGACGTCCGTCAGCGCCCGCAAGCAGGATCTGGCCGAAATCGAACGCCGCCGCGCCGAGGCATGGCGCAGCGAGATGAAAAAGAAACTTGGAGGTACAGAGTAAATGGCACTGAAAGTATTGATGCTGCGCAGCCGGTTGACTCCGCTGCTGGCTGAGCTTCAGGCGTTTGAGACCACCCGCGCCGGTTTTGCCGCCCGCGAGGCAGATCTCGAACGTGACATTGCAGACGCGCAGACCGACGAGGAACGCAGCGTCGTTTCGGCGGCTGTGGACGCATTTGAGCAGGAGCGCAGCACGAATGCCGCAGAGATTGCCCGCGTGCAGCAGGCAATCGACGCGATCAACGATGAGATCCGCAGTCTGGAGGACGCGCAGACGCCGCCTACGGCCTCTCAGCCGGACAATGACCCCGGCGCAACAAATCATAAAAGGAGTGTGCAGCCTATGCCCATTATCGACACCGAGCACCGCTGGTTTGGACTTTCCTATCAGCAGCGCGACGCCCTGCTTGCGCAGGACAGCACGAAGGAATTCCTTCAGCGCTTCCGCCAGCTCCGCGCCCAGCAGAACAGCGCGACCGGCGCTGAACTTGGCATCCCGACCGAGTTCATGCAGATCCTCCGCGATCTGACATATCAGAATTCCAAGCTGTGGCCGTATATCCACAGTGAGTCCATCCGCGGGAATGCCCGCCAGAACATCGTCGGCACTGGTGCCGAGGCCGTCTGGTCGGAAATGCTCGCCAACATCAACGAGATCACGCTCGATTTCACGCAGCTCGAAATGGACGGCTATATGCTCGCCGGTTATATGGCGATCTCCAACGCCGTCTTGCAGGATGACTCCGACCTCCAGCTGCTGACGAGCATCCTCAACGCCATGGGCGAGGCGAATGCCCGCGCGATGGACAAGGCCATTGTCTATGGCACCGGCAAGAAAATGCCGGTCGGCTTTATCACCCGCCTTGCCGCGTCGGCCAAGCCCGATTGGTGGAACAATGATCAGGGCGATTTCTCCGATCTGCATTCCAGCCATATCCTCAAGCTGGATATCGACTCCACGTCTGGCGCGGCCTTCTTCGGCACACTGATTGAATCGCTCGGCATCGCCGACCCGAAGTATTCGGACGGCCGCGTGTTCTGGGTGATGAACCGGAAGACGCATATTAAGCTGATGGCGAAGGCACTGGCCTTTGATGCTTCCGCCGCTCTGGCCGCCGGCATCAACAACACGTTCCCCATCATCGGCGGCGATATCGTTGAGCTGGAATTCATGGCCGACAACGACATCGCAGGCGGCTTCGGCAGCCTGATGCGCATGGTCGAGCGCGAGGGTATGTCCATCGCGTCCTCGGACATTCCGCTGTTCCTGCGGAACATGACCGTCTTCCGCAGCATCGGCCGCTACGACGGCAAGCCCGCCCGCGGCGAGGCGTTCGTGCTTGTGAACTTCCACAACACGCAGCCGACCACCTCGATCTCCTTCGCGCCGGATCTCGCAAACGAAAAGCTCGGCACGCTGATCGTCACGACTGCGGCCGGCACCGGCACTTCCGGCGACACCACCGTCACCGTTGCGGGCAACGGCTCCGGCAAGCTGATGTATCAGGTCGGCGGCCAGGCCGTGCCGGTCTCCAGCGGTGAGAAGCTTGGGAAGGACTGGGCGGCGCTGCCCACGAACAAGACCGTCAAGGGCACCACGACCGGCGCGACCATCACGGTCGTTGAGGTTAACGCTGACGGCAAGGCCGTCGCTGCTGGCTCCGGCAGCGTGACCGCCAAGGCGTAAGAGAGGGGGGCTGTGGAATGTCAGCAGACCTGCGTCTGACTTACATGAAGGTTGATCTTGGCATTTTGTCGTGCGCTGATCAACAGGAGCTTTATATGCGCGGTCTGCTGACCACAGCCGAATCCTTTGTCCGCCGGCGCGGCATCACGCTGGCGGACGACAGCGACGAGGATGACATGCTGGTCGGCTCCGTAGCCGCGTGGATGTATCGTGCCCGAGGCAACACTGAGCGGGCGGCACTCCCCCGGAATCTTGACATCATGATCAAGGACCGGCTGTGCCACGAGAAAATGAGGGACGGCGGATGATCTACGACAAGATTTTGACGATCTATACGCTGCTCCCTGGTCGGTCTCCTGCCGTGCGCAAGCTCAAGGCCGTCAGCCAGCACTTTTACTGCGAGCGCACGGTGTACGCATCCCGGTTTTACGCCGGGAAGCAGGCCGGGCAGAAGCTCGTGCGCATGGTGTCCATGCCGCGCAGCGTCTTCGAAGCACCGATCGAGGCTGACCAGTACTGCACACTGGAGGACGGCCACGTCTATCGCATCGACCAGGCGCAGCGCGAACAGGATGCCGACGGCCTCGACATCAACACGTTAAGCCTTGCGGAACCGGAGGGGAAATATGAGCTATTCCAAAATTGAGAACGCGCTCAAGACCGTCCTGCCGGACGCGGTCTACAAGGTACAGGCCCCGGAGACGACAAACGACGGCGAGCAGCTGCTCCGCTATCTGGTCTGGACGCCGACCGGCGAGCGCTACGCCTACGCCAACGGCCGCCCATTCGCCACGATCTATCAGGCCGTTGTGACCGTGGCCACGCAAACCGAAGATGATACGCTCCCCGCCGAAGTCTCAAAGGCTTTGGCGGATGCGCATATCGCGATGCAGATGCCGGAGCACTCCTACGACGTCGAGACAGCCACCTACTACACGGACATTCCCTGTGAGGTGATCTGATGGCGCAGATGGAGACCGACGGCATTGAAGAGGCCATCCGGCAGCTGAATAAGGCCGATCTATTTACCGACGAGAACGTGAAGCGGATGCTGACAGCCGGCTCCGAGGTTATGCTGTCCTCTGTAAAATCCGCCTTCGTGGAGTCCGGACATAACAACCCCGGCCGCCAGCGGCGCACCGGCGAGACGCTGCGGCATATCACAAAAGCCCGCGTCGTCCGGAAGGACAAAAACGGCGTCCCGTATATGTTCGTCACGATCCATGGGAAGGACAAACGTGGGCAGCGGTACGGCACAAAGGGTTTCATGCTGAACTACGGCCGGCGAACCGGCGGCAAGATCCCGGCAGACTATTACTGGTCGACCGCGGTACACAACACCTGGCAGCAGGCCAACGACAAAATGTCCGACGTCGCTGCCGACATTCTGAAAGGAGAATGACATGCCTGAATTTGATCTTCGCGGCATGAAGGTCGCGAAATACAATTACGACAAAACGCAGAAGAAAATCAGTTATGACACGCCGATGTCCATGGGCGACGCAATGACGGCGAACCTCGAACTCAAGTTCGCGGAGGGACGTCTCTATGCCGAGTCAGCGCTGGCCGAGTACATGAAGAAGGTCACGGGCCTGACGGTCAGCCAGGGCGTGAAGTACATCCCGGACGAGACGCAGAAGCTGCTTTTCAAAGCGTATGAGCTGAGCCGTTCGGTCGGTTCCGGCTCGCCCAAGACCGTGAAGAGCATGGCCTACGGCAAGACCTCGACCGGTCAGTACGTCGGCAGCGGATTCTATGCGCCGGATATGATCGACGGCGTGGAGAAGTTCACGGCCATCTTCGTCCACAAGACGCTGTTCGGCCCGCCCAGCAAGACGCTCCAGACCATGGGCGAGCAGATCAACTTCCAGACGCCGACGACCTCCGGCGAAGCGCTGGTCGATGACGCAGGCCACTTGATGGAGTGGGAATCGTTTGACACCGAGGCCGAGGCCATTGCATGGCTCGACGCCTGCTTCACGACGGAACCGACCGTCGTCACGGAGGGAGGATAAACCATGGATCTCCGTTTGAAAACGCTGCCGTTTGAGTATGGCGGCCACACGCTCCAGCTCTGCTGCAATTTCAACGTGCTGGCAGATCTTCAGGCGGCCGGCGAACTGGAGGAACTGCTCGATGAAGAGCGCTCCTTCCGGAATTTCACGCGGCTGCTCGCGGCGCTGGTCAACGAGGCCGCAAACGCTGCCGGGCTGGATCTCTCCGTCACGGATCGCGAGATCGGCCGCGCGGTGAGCTGGAAGGAGTTCCGCCGCATCCAGGGCGATGTGTTCGGCCTGCTGTTCTCAGCGGTCCTGGATCCGGACGATGACGAGGCGGAACAGCCCGAAGAAGAAACGACCGAAGAAGAAACGACCGAAGAAGAAACGACCGAAGAAGAAACAAAAAACGTGGAGACCAAGGAAGCGGCAGCGACGGCCTGAACTTCGCTTGGTATCTGAATATCTGGATCAATGTCCTGCATAACGACGAGGCCGTTTTCTGGCGGACAATGACGCCGGCGCGGTGCGTAGCGCTTTACCGTGAGTTTTTCAAGCTCATGGGCGCACCGAGCCGGCGTTTCGTTTCTGAGGCTCCTGCGGAGCCGGAGAAGCCCGCCCGCTTGTCGTTGTCGGCATATCTGATGGGAGGTGGCGGTTGATGGCTGCCCCGAGTATCAACACAAAAGTCAAAATGGATGGCGAGCGCGAATACAAGGCTGCGCTGGCCGAGATCAAGAGCGGACTGAACGTTCTGAAATCCGAGCTGAATC